CATCTAAGAATGGAATACTATTTAAAAAGTTTCTAAGACAAACTAATTGTTTTAAATCTAATTCTTCTGAAATAACTTTGGTTTCTTCTTTATCCCAAAGTTCAAATAATTTAATATCTACATGACGATTTTTATCGTTTTTACCAAGCCACACATTAAAATTTAGATTTTTTATAGCGTTAGCTTGCCCTTTTATGTTCTCACCAACATCCCATTCATATTTAATTACGTTAAGACTCATTATTGTTTACCATCTATATGAGCAGCATTTATTCTTTCTTTACGTTTTTCACTAATTAACTGTCTATACTCAGGTGATACAGCTACAGCACATTGAGCTTCTTCAAATACTTCTCTTTTTAATGATCCACGACAAGATTTTATCTTATCAACAACAATAGAAGCAGCTTGTTGAGTGGGATTTCTTCGTTGTTTATTAGATAAAGCAGCTAATATAGCATACTCTTCTTCTGTTAATTTTATTGTTAAAGTTTTCATTCTTTCTCCTTTATTAAATCTTCAATATCTGGAATATTATCAAATTCTTCAAATGATAGAGGATGTTTTGTATATGGATTTTCTTTTTCTTCTCGTATTCTCCTATACATATTGAAACGAGTAGCTTGTGCCATTTCTCTACTTCTTGACGAACCATCCCTACAAATACCATGAAGTTTTCTAGATTTTCTACTACTTATTTTAGATTTATCTTTTTTATTTAGACTTCTATTTATATTAAATGGGATATTTTTAGACATCTTTCTCTTTTAATCTTTCATAAAGTTTCCACATTATATCAGCAAAGATAAATTGATTTTTCTTACATTCCCGCATATCACCCATCTGAGTTTTATACCATAATCTAACTATATCATCAAGATTCATTATCTTCTCCTAGAAATTCTTTAGATTTACTAACTAATAATTTTTCAGTTTCAGATAAATGACTATTCATATATCCAACCCAAGCTTTAATTATTTCAGTAGCAACTTCTAATTTGACACATATTTTAGCAAATTCTTCTTCTTTATCTTTTAATTTATTTAAAGCTTTCCATAATTCATTAGCTGATTCTTCAGACATTTTTCGCATATATTCTCCTGGAGGGGAAAAGGCCACATCTTTAATAATGTAGCCTTTTCCCAGGGTTTATTTAGAAGGGTAATTCTGCATCACTAGTTGTAGTAGTTTTTGCTGTAGTATGATGATTAGTATGATCTACTTTATCACCTTTTACTCTAACAAAATTCTTCTCTGCAGAAGCTTTAAGTCTTGCAACTTGATCAGTTGTCCATGTTACATGTTCAGTTACTTGCTCAACAGGAGCTACAGTATCAAAAGGACGACTATATTCATTACCATCATCAGTTTTCTTTTTATAAAAGAAAACATTGATTCGAGTACCAACTAGATTTTCAGCTTCATCATCATATTGAATTACTGGATTCTTACCTGTAGGATCATTAAGAACATCAATAATACCAGCACACGCATAACGAAATAGATTAGCAATTTTAAACTCTATATTAGTTTCTCTATTCTTAGCTTCGTAAATGCGAAGATCCATATTATCATATCCTTCAAAATGAAGATTTACATATCTCTTCACTTTACCATCAGGACCTGTCCATGTATCATAGGCAGCAGAACTAATAACGAGTTCATGCCAACCTGCATCATATAAGCCAGTACTTGTATTTTGTACCATTGTTTTTACAGCCATTTTGGTTCTCCTTATACTGTAGTTGTTGTTGGAATATCAGTACCACCACCATTAACACTTGCAACTACTTTAGGTGTTTTTGTTTTAGTGGTCTTTACTGTTGTGGGATTTAATGTGCGAAGTGAATATGTTTTGCCAGTACCAGGTGATCCTATTACTAAGATTTTAGCACCATCATATCCACGTTTATTAGCAGCATTAATTACAACTTGATAATCTTGAGGAATTTCATTGTCAAGTAATTGAGTTCTATCTTTTGCATGATCATACATTGAAGTATGATTTGTACGCCATACATATGTATTATCACCATTTGGTTTATTAACTGTAGCAGCATATAATACAAAATCAAACCATTTACTAACATCTTCTTTAGTAGAGCCATCAATATAAGGCAATACTTTATTTCCACCAGTATCCATAGTTTGAATTTTGCTATGACAATTACATATAAGAATGCCTGGAAGAGCAGTTAGATATTCAAGTAGACCATCTAATTTATTCTTCAACTTTCCCCAAGATGATATTTTCATTGTACCACCATCATCTCTAGTGAGATTTCTTTGATATTTCTTAGATAATTCTGAAAAAGTATCAATAACTAAAGCATCTATTGGGAATGTAGGATCTGCAAGAGTTCTTACTATGCGATGTTCTTGTATTTCACGATTTCCAATTAATACAGAATGATCATCTTCGGTCTTATCATAAAGTTGAGTTATTACTGTACTGAAGTCTTCAAAAGATCCAGGTGATAACACTGGTAAGCCAAAAGATTTTTGTATATCTCCTCTATTACCAAGCGTCTTACTTCCATTTTCGAGATCGAATAATAATATATTCATTTGGGGTTTCTCCTTGTTATTTAGGGTTATTTATTTTTCAGATATTTACGTTTAATAAGGACTAACATTCTATTCTTTATTATGTTTATAAATTTCTGTGGTCTTGAATCATTTAATGCACGAAGATATAGCTCTAAATAGGATTTTATTACGATATCTTCTAAAACTGACTCACTTTCCATAGGTAAAAATACTGTGACGGGGAACACATTTACAAGTATTATTTTGACTTTTCTTCAGTTATTTTAAGAGTTAAATCAGCAGCATTACGTAAAAGTTCATTAGCCATAAGAATTTCCTTGACATGTTCTTTATTTTCAGCACCAACTTTGATTGGATAAGAAATTATAACATCATACATCTTTATTTCGCTCATTAAACATATCTCCATACACGGACACCCCGAGTCTTACCGATTACTTCATATTTAGTAATAAAACCTCTATCTGCTAAAATAGCATCTTTCTTCTTACCAGTAGCTCTTAAATCTCTACGCCAATCTTTAGACCATCTTTTTACAGCTTCGACAGTTCTATTTTCTACAGAAAATGATTGTCCAACTTTCATAGTTTCAAAGAAAGTTTTAGCTTTAGCTTTATATATTGCCAAAGGGCCTCTACAACCCACTACAGGCATTTCTACTTTAGAAGTTAATTCACCAACTATTTGTGTACTTTTACTCATTTTTTCAATCTCCTTATGTATTTTTCATTAATCATTGATTTAATAATGGGTGTAACTCCTCCGGTATTTGGATTAGCAAGTTTCCGAAGGAGTTTATTAGCCCATTCAAGTTCTTCTTTGTTACTTTTGAACTTACGCATTATGTCATTTTGACAGGAGGAATATAGTTATCACTACTTGATATAGCATTCCATGTTCGACCAGTTTGAACTAATCCATCACCGTCACGCCAAGATAAGGCAGCTTTTACAGTAGCTTCTTCTATATGGGAATTACCCCATCCTCTAGTACCTTCAACATTAGCTACACCTTCAAAATGACTTTCTCCTGTAGAAGGATTAATCATTTCAAGATATAAACCCCATTCATGACGTTCTTGCCCAGATGCTAAATCAGGAATCTTTACATTAATTAACCTGTAAAATCTTCCATCTATAGTATCTTCATCTTCAACTTTAGTTTCTAATGTTCCAAGAACTTTCTCTAAACCATAGAAATTTAAAATATCAGTACGATATTCTACATTACGATGTTTAAATACATCATCCATAGGAAGTAAAGCATAGTTACCTTTAGCTGCATGGTATCTAACTAAAGCTTCAGTATTATTCTTATTAGCTATACGATTAGCTTTACGAGCTTTGCTATCAGTTTCTTTAGCTTTTCTATAACTTAGAGCAGATTGATGAGTTGGTTTATTGACAAGTTTACCAGTTAATAAGTTTAACTTCATTCCTATCCATGGAGTAAATTCTGTCTTATCACATAATTTCATAAGAAATGCTGATCTGCAAAATCTTATTTTCCAATGCCGTTTCCAATTTTTATTCATTACTCCTTGACGCATTAACTGTTTGACAACATAACCACAATTATTATGTTTATACCAATAATGACAACCATTACTGATCATTTTTAAAACATAATCTTTTATAACAGCTATATGTTGACCATTAGAAGTTCCATGATCATAAACATTATAAATTTGATGAAAATCTACAACATTCTTATTTCTTTTGGTAGCTATATAAATGGTATATCTATCACCAGTTTCACCTTTAAAATATACATTTTCACGTATTTTACCATGTTCAATAAGCCATTCAACTTGTTTATTTTGAAGATATTTGGCTCTATAAGCTTCCATCTGTTCTCTTTGACTAGTCAGCGACATATCTTGTCCTCCCAGCTATATGATCAAACTCTTGAACTATACGTACAAGATATTTACCAGGTGGTACATCAATTGGATCATGCTCTTCATGAGTAAGAGTTACAGTTTCTTCACGCACTTCAAATCCTTGAGGTGTATCTTCACCAACTGTACGAAATCTATTCATATGAAGTGTAACTTCAGCTTTATCTAACATATCTTTCATACGAATTTGATGTATATGACCAGTAGCTTCACCAAGTGCTAATACAGGATTATTATGAGATTGAGTATTATAATGATGAATGCTTGCTTCGTTTGTAGCACCATCCATATTCTTTTTAAATGTTTCATCATCTACCTGAAACATTACTACATCACCTTGCTGATATTTCTTATAAGTTATTACTTTTTTTTCTTTGTCTGACATGATTTACCCTTTCTTATTATTTTGATTGTTGGTTTATTTTCTTTTTCAAGAAGTTCTTCTTTACGACATTGCATCCAAAATTCATAATCAGCAGAACCATCATATAATTCTGGATATTTTGCCATATCTTCTATTAATCTTTCTTTCATTTTACTCATTTTTTATGTAACTCCTGAAATTTGCTGTTTTCTTTATCTAATGGTATTATTACTTGGTTACCATCTTTAAAATTAAAATACCAATATAATGTATGATCATTAGATTTATTCCATACTTTTGTAGGATATAAAATGCCTTTACATGTTTTCCAAAAATTAGGATAACCCTGTTTTTCCATATACATGTAGAATTCTAATTTTAATATTTCTAATCTTTGTTTTTTTATATTAATAATTAATTGTTTCATTATCATCTCTGTTTTAGGTGTACATAATTTACTCATCTTTATCTCCAAATATTTCATCGGATATAGCTGTATCAGCATGTTCATGACATTTACTACACATATCACTATCAGGCCAACCAGGATATGTAAACTGAGCTCCACAACAATTACTTACTAAATCGTCATCAATAGGTCTCTGAGCTTCTGGGCTTTCAGGTTCATCTTCTTTAGCCATACATTCAGGACATAAAGTTTCCATTGTTGGTTTATCACATTCTACACAATGATTTGGCATTGGATTCATTGTACTTTCTAACATCTTTGTAAATACTTTCATTATTTTATCATTCATTTATTTCTCCTAAATTATTGAGGGGAGCGAATCGGTTAAGAGAACTACTCCCCTCAGCCTAATCATCTTTGCCTCGTACAGAGATGACCAATTAATCACAAGAATTATCACAATTCCATCTTGCTACATTATTAATACAAGCAAATCCATAGAAACCATAACCCGCAGGATGATACCCCGCTTTCTCTTGAAGTTTCATAGCACCATCCTCGGTTATGTTACCAACATACTTAAAGTATATGCTGCCTGGAAATGTGTAATCTTTCTTGTATAATAGCTTTCGTTCCATAATCTTCTCCTATATCTTCTTCTGCAATAATCTGTGCATATACATTTTCTAACTTTTCAGATACATGCATACTTTCTAATGTTGGTAAGTTCACTGTCTTTCTCCTTATGTTGGTTAAATAATTTGAGCAGGTAGCTATTAGGTAAGTGCGAATTACGCCATCAAGTTAACAAAGCGTACCTGCTCGGGTATAATACTAAGCAGTACGCCAAACACCTACTACTGTTGGATTTTTGCATGTTCCATGAATAGTTCTACAAGCTACAGTAAATTTCTTATTTCTTGTAGTTGTTCTTACATGCTTGGCAATTGCATAAGCTGCTGGTGCAAGAGATTTAGCTTTAAAAGCTGGAGTATCTCCATTAACTTCAAAGCTTTCTCCTACTTCTAATGTACTTATAAAGCCATACTTACTATAAGTATTTCCTCTTTCAGGACAAGGCAGCTCTACATTATTTCTTATCTTTATTTCCTTAGGAATCCCATGACCTAATATGAGATCTTTTTGACTTAGTAACATATTATTCTCCTTATGTTATTGTTGGTTGTTATTATTGAAAACATTATGTGTCTAGGCAGGATTTAACTATTACCTGCAAGGCTACCGCTTCTATAAGTATCACGCCCTTTCGTTAGATTGTCATCCTACACTCATATCCCCACATTAATGTTAGGGAAATACATTGTGCAAGGCTATCATAGCCCATTGAAAGTATATACTACCATGAAGCATGGATTAAAGTATATATAGCGATTGGAAAAGACTAGTTATGTCTATTTTTTACGGCTCCTACTTATCATACTGATTAGGCTTCACCCTACCATTTGGTAAATGGTGCGAGCACAACCTCTATTAAAATACTTGCGAGCGTCTTCATCCACTGCTTTACACAAGTTTCTAGATTTGCTAGACATGATAACGATCAATTACCATGCCTAACTCACACAAATTTAATTTTAATGACCTTGGTCTCCACCACCTTCGAGAAGACTTTCGGCTTGGTATTTTTCTATTTCCATATCAGTTGGATATGTACAAGATGTGATCCACTCCATAAATGTGCCCAATCCATCACCATCTTTATCACGAAACCAAGTTACTTTACCTGGACCATCACATACTCCACAATCATCTAATGTATTAGATCTACAATTATCATCTGGATCATCATTATTTCTAACCCATCCAAGATCATTGACATGTCTAGCTACAAATCTATCAGGGATTGTAGTTATTTCGGCCAAATTGGTGGTATACTGCTCACCTCTCCACCAGAACACATGTCCTTCCCCTTTTGCTTTATGTTGCACTTTAAACGCATCTGTGAAGGTCATATCATCAAGATTAATCTTAACAGTAGGCGGAACTTCAATTTGGTTTACATATTCACCACTAGATTCACTTGTAGCTTCAGCATCACCACAACATACAAGCATAAATATTATGGTTGACATCATTACTTTCTTCATTTGTTACTCCTTTTGTATTATTTGTTGGTAATTATATAAAACTAAAGAGTAGCTTTCAACACCGTTGATGTGTATACTAACTATCACTGCAGCTTGGCTTCATTATTAGATTAACACAACTCCAATTCAAACTACTCTCTAATTTTATCCATCCTCTTCCGAATTAATTGAATAAATATTGCACCCATCCATCTACATGCCTATCAACTGCTACTATAAATAAAGCAACAGCTACTGATATTACTATAGCTATGAATATTGCTACAATATATGCTATTGGTCGTTTTTCTTCATCGGTAAATAACCATTCATAACAATTATTTAGAAATGAACTTTTATGTTTATTCATAGTTATTTCTTCCTAAATCTATCAGTTAAACGTTCTAAAGCAGATCTATTCTTGGTCTTTATATTTTCTATAACTATTTCCTTTTGCATTTCTTCCGTTAAATCATCATTATCATCTAACTTATAAATACCGTTAACAAGAACAGGCTTTATCTTGCCATCTATTACTTCAATCTCACTACCATGAACATCATAAATCTTTTCATTCATTATAAATACTTTCAAATTGGGATCAATGTCATGTATTTCTTGACGCTTATGTTTATTTGATATACGTCTTGCACGAGATTGTTCAGTCCTCTTGACACGCATAGCTTTATTACGTCTTTTCTTTTCAATAGTCCTATCTTTAGAGCTTCTCATTATTATAATTCCTTTACATTTATGTTGGTTGAAATTTTACAGTGGGCACTCCACGCAAACGCCATGAAGCTCGTGTATTGGTGTCTAGAACAATAACACGCACTAACAGTGGGTCTCACTGCTCGCCCATACTCTGTCTACTTAAATAGCCACTCACCTGTATACGTTAGGAGTTTTGTGACGTTAGTTTACCTCGATTGTAGTGACTCGACTTCTGCTATTCTTTCGATTTGACATCTAGAATTCCTGCAATACTAATAAGATTAGCTTTAGAGCCAATATGTTATTAGCGTGAGCACGATAAATTATTGCTAGTCCCCTGATCAGAGTTCTCCGACTGTTCCGCCCAGCGAAATTAACCGCCTATTGGCTTATCCAGATCTAGAGTTGTTAAACTAGCAAATATAAATTATTAGATCAGGTCTGACTCTCACCAGACTGTACATTTAAAGGTAATTTAAACCCTGACAAATATAATTATCTGTCTATTTTGTAGCTGATCATATTGCTTCCCATAGTCAACGCTCCTACTACAATAGGATTGTTTCACCGGTTCAAGATACTTGTAGGTAACTTGACGCAAGCTCGTGCTAACTTGGCAATCCAGAGGTTAGACTTTAAATTATTACAGGGCCTCAATCACATATCTCTAGAGGTACGAACTTGGTGCAAGTCTTTATCCTGTCTTTGACTTATGTTGGTACATGTTTGGTATAAGTTGGTACTTATCTTATCTCCTCACGCTTGGATGTGCATGTGGTTGATAAAGGACAAATGAATGCCCCTTATACCATACTACCAAAGAATTTACCAGCTATTGTTCTGACCAGTAAAGATCCTACGGTTCAACGCTTTAATCTCTTGATTAAGATTAGCATTGAAGTCCATATCACCAGCTATACGAGATTGAACAGCTAGTTCCACCAGATCATCAGCATACAAACGCATCAATGTCTTACGTTCCTCTCTACTCTTACACTTTTTTCTGGTAGATTTATATTCGGCCTTAGTTTCTTCATATTCTAGCTTGGTATCACTAGCTAATACTGCATCATCATACTGACTGGTTACTTCATCTTCAACTACATCATTGGTTGTTTCATCTGACATTTCTGTCTCCTTTATTAATTAATAGTTCAAATATAACTAAAAATAATCAAATCAAAAATAACGTAATTGTGTTAACAAAAAACCCCCGATAAGGGGGGTACCTATGATGAAACCCCACACACTAAAATGCTATAATTTTTGAAAGTTCGGTATAAGTGTCGTATATTTACCAATGGAAAAGAGATTGAATCTACTGATTTTACTATGGGTTCTCGACAAGGTAATCATGATATTGATATTGCTACTTCTCAAATAATATAAAAGTATTTGCTTCGTTTTATTTATCGTTGTATATTAACACACCGGTAGTATCAAAGCTATCACCCATCTAGTACCCCTGTAAAGGTTCTGCTATGAAGGGTCAGACGTTGGGTTGGCACTCTATATAAGAGTTAAGCATTCCCCCGACAACCGGCAAAAATTGCTTAAATATAAACTGAAAGTATGGGAGATAATTACTGGCTTTTGGTGAAGTTTTAAGTTAAAGATCCAAAAAAAGAGCCCCTGCTCTCAGGGGTTAACTCTATCTAAGATGGAGGGTTGAGTATGAAGAAAGAGTACAAATTGTCAATTCTATATGATGATAAAGGTGATAAAGTTGATAGCCTTTCTGAAGTATTAGAAGAAGTTGATGATGGTAGTGTTTGGCTTGATACTGGTGAAGAGACAGTACAATTACCAGCAGAAATAGTTAAATACCTAGAATCAGACGGAATATTAGGAATAGCTTGATCAACCGAACCCCCTGGCGGGGTTCGGAGTCATCGAAAAAATGAGACATTATACAGTAAACAACATACAATATACAGTGTTTGAATCAGAGGATGAATTGCCATCTGATGTTAATCCAAAGAAGGATTGGCGTAAAGGTGGTATATTTGACTGGGTATTAGCCGATGATGGCTGCTACATTCAGATACTACGTAAAGGAACAATGAAGAAACCTAAAGGTGCTGTGCGTGAAGTTGCGTATATAGGTACCTGTACTGGTACATTCCTTGTTTCTCCCAAGACAAAGATGGATACTTCTAAACATGTTAACATATATTCATTAGGAGGGGACATTGAAAGAAATCAAAGATTGGACGACAGAGAGAATCTATCTACAAGGGAAGAATTATTTGTTAAATATTTGTCAGGTGGTATGGATCCACGTGAGTCTTATATTAAATCCTTTCCTACTAATAACCCACATTATGCCGGTATGCGTGCCGGTCAACTTATCAAAACTGCAAGAGTAAGGAGTGCTATGAAAGAAGAGTTAAAGCCCTATATGGAAGAATTAGGTCTAGATGAAAACTATGTACTTAGTAATATTAAGGAGGTAATCGACTCTTGCGACAAGGATGATACCAAGCTAAAGGCCTTGTTTAAGTTAGCAGATATTATGGATATGGAAGATAAGAATTCAACAAAGGTAACCACAGTAACTGGAGCATTATTTCAAGGATTTACTCCAGAGAAGCTGGAAGAGGTCGAAAGACCTAAGGAGTTAGGTGACGGAGAATGAGGTCTATCCTCATACAAGTATTAGCTCAAAGTGCCAAAGAATTAAAACTATGGAAATGGGTGGCAATAATAAGTATAGCTTTACATTTATTAAGGAGTTGTTAGATGGCAGATTTTAAAGGTGCAACTATAGATGATATCTATGAAGCTTTTGCATATGCAGAAACTGGTGGAGAGAAAGATCCATGGATAAGAACTAAATTTGCTCCAGAAGAAGGATCTGATGCCTATGGGCCAGTTCAGATGTTAAGTAGTTTCGTAGAGGGAGCCACAAAGCAGACAACAAAAGAAGGCAAGTCTATGATAGATTTTTCTAAAGATGAGTCGGCATTTATAGATAGATTTCAAAAACAAGGTGATAAGTTTTATGAATTTGGTAAGGAACCTACTAAGGAAGGATATGATCCTAGATATGAGTATGGTGGTTCTGGCGATCTCTCTAAAGAAGATAGAAAATTATACGAAAGTGTTGCTAAGAAAATTATGTCTTACGAATTAAAGAGGGTAGGAGGAATATATAACTTAAAACGATCTTGGAGGTTTGGGCCAAAAGGTGGTGAAGATCCAAGATATTTTAAAGATTTTGATAGAAAGTTAAAAAGTATAATAAATAAAAAGGATACTGCAGTTATGTTTCCAGATGAAACCTTAATGGAGAGCATGTTGTCATGAAGAAAACCCCAGCACAAAAGATTAGAGATTATTTCAAGCAGCCTAAGTGGGCGGCATTAACTAGAAAACAAGAGGAACGATATGGCAGAATACGATAATAAGGCATTTAATGCTATGAATAATGCAAGTCCGGATATGGATATTAGTGGTGGAGCAATGGATTATTCTGAATATGAGATGGATATGTCGCCTAAAGAGCAGAAAGCTTTTATAGAAAAGAATAAAGCTTTATTTAAAGGTTTGTATAATGCAGATCCTTTGGCAGATAAAGAAAGACTTCCATTTAAGGAATGGGCAAAAGCTCTAAATTCAGAGCGTATAAGGTTGCTTTCAGAAGATTACGAAGACACAAAAGCTCCTCGTAAAACTGAGGCTGTTCTTGCTAAAGATATAATGAAGCAGGCAGATAGGCATTGGGGTGGGAAGTATGGCTTTAATGCAATTAGAAATATGGTTTTAGGACCATAATGCCAAATTGGTCTAAACCAGATACATTAGTAAGAGCTGCTGCAAAGAAGGTTGGCCTTATAGATCTCCTTGGTGAAGATTTATATAGCATACTTGAGAGTGGTAAGGTTGAGAAGGATATGCCTTTTGGACTTACATCTAGACTTGATCTTCGTAGGCAGGATATAAACTTTCAGAAAAAGTTTGGTGAAGACCTTATGTTTAATTTTGATATAAATAAGAGATCTCCCTATGGCGGACATAAAGATCTTCTAAGATTAGGAATAACAAAGAAGTTTTAATGGCAAATATTAATACACATAATGTATCACAAGCAGAAGAAGAGCTTCAATTAGCATATAAGGACTTAATTGCTTTTGGGAAGCTTTTTCTTCCGGATGACTTTGAAAGGTCAGAGACACCCTTCTTTCATTATGAAGTGGCAGATGCCTTGCAGAATGAAGATCTTAGACAGCTCGCAGTTATTTTACCCAGGGGTCATGGAAAGACTGTTCTTACCAAGTGCAACATCCTGCACGACTTTTGTTTTACAAAGGAACCTTTGTTTTATGGATGGGTGGCTGCAAGCTCTAAGATCTCTGTGCCAAATTTAGATTATATTAAATATCATATTGAATTCAATGATAAAATACGTTATTACTTTGGAGATTTAAAAGGAAGGAAATGGACTGAAGATGATATCGAGCTTAAAAACGGTACTAAACTTATTTCTAAGAGTAATCTTTCTGGTATTCGTGGGGGTGCCAAACTTCATAAAAGGTATGATCTTATTGTCTTGGATGATTTTGAAGACGAGAACAACACTATTACTCCTGAAAGCAGGGCAAAGATTTCCAATCTTGTTACAGCTGTTGTCTTTCCTGCACTCGAACCAAAGACAGGACGACTCAGAATAAATGGTACACCTGTGCACTATGATAGCTTTATTCAAAAGATTTTAATAGGTCACGAACAATCTGCTAAGGAGGAGGGGGATTATTCTTGGCATGTAATAACGTATAAAGCCTTAATGGAAGATGGTAATACTTTATGGCCCTCATGGTTTGGTCATAAAGAGATGGAAAGAAAAAAGAAATTCTACGCTGATAGTGGTACTCCTGCAAAGTTCTATCAGGAATATATGATGGAGGTACAAAGTGAAGAAGATTCAATTTTTAATCGTGATCATATTAAGTATTGGGATGGCTCTTTTACTAAGGATGCTGATACTGAAGTTATGTTCGTCATCCCTGATGGAGATGACCCTAAGCCCTGTAATATTTTTGTAGGAGTGGATCCAGCTACAGATAGTGCTAGGAGAAATACTGATTTTAGTGTTATTATTGTGATAGCGGTCACAGCAGATAATAATATTTATGTTCTTGATTATATACGTAATAGAACCTTACCTGTACTTGGTGTTCCTGGAACCGACAATAAAGGAATAGTGGATTATATATTTGATTATGCTAAGTTTTATAAACCTACATTATTTACAATTGAAGATACAAGTATGTCAAAGCCTATATTCCAAGCTATACGTGCAGAGATGAGAAGACGTAATGAATTCATTATACCATTTAAGGAAGAGAAACCTGGTACTAGAATGAGCAAAAGAGATCGTATTCAAGAGATTCTTGCTCAAAGATTTGCAGTAGGTCAGGTTCATATTAAGAAGACTCAGTATGATCTGCACAGAGAAATTATGACTTTTGGGCCAAGAATGGCTCACGATGATACAATAGATGCTTTAGCTTATGCATGTAAATATGCACATCCACCAACTGGATTACAAGAATCTAGAGATGGTTGGTATAAGCAGAAACCTAAGGCCAGATCCTGGATAACAGCATGATTGGGACTATTATACTTGTTGCCTTCTTGCAAAATCCCGAATTTTCGGAATTACAGTTTCGGAATCCCGAATTTTCGGAATTACGAATTGAAGCAAGAAAGCGTAGTGGAAAAGGCCAAAGAGGTCGAAGAAGGGGTGGCAGTGGGTTGCGATAATGGCGGAGCATATTAAAAAGACACTCTCAAAATTGTTAGCTGAGTGGCTGAAGAAAGACTTTGATTACTTGATAGATGAACCCACACCTAGCGATATAGAAAAAGCTTTAGAAGAGTGTGAAGAATAAATTTGTAAATAAGGAAGCAATGACACAACAAGCAATAGAAAGGCTGGAATACTTGGAAAGTATGCCTTTAAATGGAAATAAAAAGAGATGACATGTTCCAAGCAGCACGTTGGTTAAACTTAATGGTGGGTATAATAAATATTTATTTATATACTCATGGTGGGGGTTACCATCTTCTAGGAATAGCTATGCTCAATGTAGGGGCGTGGGCTTTTACCCGGGGAGTTCATAAATGAATTGTGCTATGGAATATATTATTCGGATTAATATTAATAGGGACTGCTAGGTATGGCGATTATATTACCACAGAATGTCCACAGGCGAGGTACAGCTGTCCAGAAATTTGTGACGTAGATCACATTCACTTACCAATAGAGGGATGTAAGAATGGCAAAACAAAACAAGAAAGTAGACCAGATTCGACAATTATACCATCTGGCAGACAGCTCCACGAGAAGACAGTGGCAGCAAATAAATCAAAAAGGATATGAGTTTGCACATGATGAGCAATTAAGAGCTGATGAGAAGGATTCTCTGGAAGAACAGGGAATGCCTACTTTCACAATTAATCGGATACTTCCGGTTGTTGAGATGCTTAATTTTTATGCAACTGCTAATAACCCTAGATGGCAAGCTATAGGCACAGAAGGTAGTGATACTGATGTTGCTGCAGTGCTTTCGGATCTTGCCGATTATGTATGGTATAATTCTAATGGCTCTACTCTTTACACTAATGCTGTAAATGATGCAGTAACCAAGGGAGTTGGTTATCTTCTTGTTACTATAGATAAGGATGCTGATAATGGTATGGGAGAGGTGATTATACAGCAACCAGAACCATTTGATATATTTATAGATCCTAAGTCTAGAGATATGTTATTTCGTGATGCAGCCTTTATTATGATTCGAAAAGTACTACCTAAGAATCATCTAATGAAAATCTTTCCTGATTTTAAACGTAAAATTGCTAACTCAAATAGTGATGACCAATCTCAGACTACCTATTCAGCAAGATCTTTGGGTGACGGAGAACAGAAGTTATTTACTTATAATGACGATGTAGATTCTGATCTAGCTATAACTGCCCAAGGAGAACAGGATCAATTAGTTGAATTTTTTGAAGTATATGAAAAGATAAAGATTTCTTATATAAATCTATTCTATCGGATACCACCAGATAAAGAGCAGTTAAAGGCTATAAAGCAACAAGCTGATGTACAGCTCAAAGAGATGCAGGCTGAAATGGAAGTACAATTATTAGAACAAGAGCGACAAATGCAGGAAGCAGTTCAATCTGGCGAGATGCTTCCAGAAAGATATGAACTTGAAATGAAGAAAGCTCAAGATATGATGATGCAGCAATTACAAGTTGCTGAACAGGAAATTATGAGTCAACTTCAGGCAGAAGCATCTAAGATTGAAAACAAAGTCGTTACTGAGAAAGAGTTTAACATTCTAATGAAGGACCCTCAAATAGCGAAGAATGTAGTGGATCAAGTACAGTTCTACTCTACTCGTATTAAGTTAGCTTGTGTAGCTGGAGATAAGCTTTTATATGAGCAAATTATGCCTGATTCTGTTACAGAATATCCATTAGTTCCAATTCATTATAAATGGACAGGAACTCCATATCCAATATCAGCTGTATCACCACTTATTGGTAAACAGCAAGAGATAAATAAAGCACATCAGATTATGGTGCATAATGCTTCATTAGGATCTAGTCTTAGATGGATGTATGAAGAGGGCTCTATTGATGCTGAAATATGGGAGAAGTATTCTTCTAGTCCTGGAGCTTTACTTCCAATTAGGCCTGGAGTAGAAAGACCTACTCCAGTAATTCCAGCTCCTCTTGCTAGTGCTTTCTTTCAGATAGTTCAGGAAGGTAAGGGTGACATGGAGTATCTAGCTGGTATATATAGCTCTATGATGGGAGATAGTTCTCAGGCAGGAGAAACTTATCGTGGTATGTTGGCTTTAGATGAGTATGGCACAAGACGTATAAAGCAATGGATGAGTACTTCTATTGAGCCTGCTTTACGTCAATTAGGAACAATGGTACTTCAGTTTTCACAATCAACATATACAGCTTATAAACGCTTTAGATTAGTACAACCTTCTGCTATTCAGGAAGGAAGGAATCAAGAAGTTAATATACCTATTTACAATGATATGGGTGAAGCTATTGGTAAGTCAATGGATATATCTACAGTTAAATATGATATTCGTATTGTTCAAGGATCTACATTACCTGTTAATAGATGGGCATATTTAGAAGAATTAAAACAATTAATGCAACTTGGCGTGATAGACGATATAGCCGTACTTGCTGAAACTGATCTTAAAAATAAGGAGAATATTGTTAAAAGGAAATCGCTTTATTCACAATTACAAGGACAAGTACAACAATTATCCGAAGCTATTAAGGATAAGGAAGGTACTATCGAAACACTTGAAAGACAGCTGGTACAAGCTGGTATCAAGCAAAAAGTAATGCAAGCCGATGTTGAGATTAATAAAAAGAAAGAAGAAGTTAAATCTCAGATGGGTAAGCAGTATGTAGAAACAGAAGGAAAACAGAAATTACTGCGTAATGTAATGTCTAATAACGTAGAGTCTCAGAAACAGCAAGCAGGCAATATGTTACAGTCTGTAAAAAATAGTTTGGAATCTAAAACTAAAGAATAGTATGTTACGCAGATTGACAAGAACCAAAAAGGAGATATAAGATGGAAGAAACAAAAGGTAACTCTGAAATCGGAATGCAAGCAGATTCTTTTGAAGAAGCTGAAGTACAGGCCGATCCAGACTCCTCAGGATTTTTCGATCAGCTCGAGAATGAAGTTAATGGTGGTATACAAGACACTGAGGTAACCCAAAATCAAACAAGTGGCTCCGAACAGGTAACCCACGTACAACACGATGATGGCTCCGATAACGTGACACAGTCTTCAAATGACAGCACAGACTGGAAAAAGAGATACGAAGATAGTAGTAGAGAAGCTGTCCGCTTAGCAGATCAGTACAAATCGGTTGAACCGTTTGTACCAGTTCTAGAAGCGATGAAGAACGATAGTGGATTAGTAGATCATGTTAGGAATTATTTGGTAAATGGTGGACAACCAGAAAAGTCAATTCAAGAGCATCTTGGTCTTGAAGAAGATTTTATGTTTGACCAGCAGGAAGCAATGACAGATCCTGATTCTGATAGTGCTAAACTAATGAATGCTCATGTAGATAGGATGGTTCAAGGCAGAGTTGGACAAATGATCAATGCTGAAAAGCAAAGAGCACAACAAATCCAACAAGCTAATGCTAGAACCAATGAAGAACAGGCATTCAGAGAAAGGCATAAAATGTCAGATAAAGATTTTGACACATTTAAAGCGAAGGCTCAGGAACATGTAATGACATTAGATGATGTTAATTACTTGTTAAACCGGAACCAGAACAATGAGAATGTAGCAAACTCTACAAAGAAGGATATGTTAAACCAAATGAAGAATGTTAGAAACATGCCTACCTCCGCATCGGGAGCAAACAATCAAGACCCAGGAAGATCAGAATCAGACGAAGTGTTTGATGCGATAAAGGGCCTTGATGATGGTGTTGACAACTTGTTTGGTTAGGCTTATATAAAATTTATTAGTCTATCCGAACTTAATCCTAATTAAGGAGATAGACAAATGGCGGATATTCTTAATGTAACCGGGAGTAATTATACATCCGGTTCCATAGAGAGAGGTGAATCCTCAGTCCAGCTTAATACAGGTGCTTTACGGAGAAAGTATAACTTCGGTGATAAAGTGTCTGAATTGGCTTTGGCTCAGGATCCATTCTTTCGATTCGTAAGTATGGTTTCTAAGAAACCGACCGATGATCCTTCTTTTAAGTTTACAGAGAAGCGTTCGTCTTACACCAAAAGATATGCATATATGGCTGACTACAGTAGTAGTGCTATTTCAGCACCAGCGACTGATGCTAGTGCTGGAGATGTTACTTTAGTTGCAGGTAATGTATATTCTTTTGGATTCTTTTGTGATTATAGTAATAATGGTAATAACCAGAATATCTATGGTCAAACATATAGCTACACAGAAGGTGTTGCATATACCCAGCCTTTATTCTTTGTCCCTGGACAAATTATAAAGATTCCTCATGGATCTTCTGGGTCAGCTCAGAATCTTGCATCTGAAATAGCAGGATACACTTTATGGAAAGTGAATTCAGTTGATCTTGATACTCAGGGCTATAATGCAACTTCTAGTGCAACAGCTAATAAGGCAATTGTAAATGCTACTTGTGTAAAGGCTAGTGGAGGAGCAGTTCGATTTATGGGTGCTACTTCTACAGCTTCAGATCAATCTGGAACAGCTATAGATGGTGATCCAGGAATGGGTTATGCTGCTA